GGATGTCCGGGGGGCTCGAGTCCTTGTCCGTCCAGCCGGGCCGGTAAATGACCCGCACGTTGTCCTCGCCCGCGGAGAAGCAGAAGATCTGGTTGGTCGCGCTCTGGGACTACACCGCGCGGATCTGCCCCACGGAAGACTTCTCGGGCTGGTCGTCGCTGATGTCGAACAGGTAGCTGTCGACCTCGGTGTCCGCCGTCCACTCGCGGGTCGTGTCGCTGTGGATGGACGTGACCGAGAGGATCGGCGCCTGGTCGGTCTCGAGGTACCGAGTGCCGTCGCCGTCGAGGTACTCCGTGACGTCCGAGCCGGGGTCGAACAGGGTCAGCCCGATGTGGGTCTCCACCGCGCGGACGACATCCTCGAGGACCGAGTCGATGAGGGTGTCGAGGCCTGCGCCCGTGATGAGCAGGGCGGCCTTGAGTTCGGCCTGCCAGACGTGCGCCACAGGTCAGCCCTCCGCGCCCAGGGCCTTCCCCGGGCTAGATGTCGAGGTACTCCACCGCCAGGACGAACCCGGTGGTGTCGGTGGTCGCCAGCTGGATGTTGCCCGCGCTGGTGACGCTGGCCTCGTCCAGGTAGTTGCCCACGGTACCGTCCGCCCGGTAGCACGCGAGGATGATCGCCGACGTCTTGATGTCGTTCGACTCCTCGTCGGCCACGGCGATGTTCGTCGCGGCGGTCGTTCCCGCGACGGTGATCGTCTTCTTGTTCTTCAGGATCTCGGCGAGCTCGGGAGTGAACACCGCCTCGAGCTTCTGATCCAGGATCGCCCGACTGGTCATCGTTTCCTCCTGCGGGAAGAGGGGGCCGAAGCCCCCGTCATCCGCTCAGGTCACCTACCGCGGGATGTTCCGCAGGAACGCGACCGGGTTCACGGCGGTGATGTCGTACACCATCTCCTCGAAGTCGCCCCGCTCGAAGCTGGCCAGGGCCACCTGGCGGCTCAGCGGCAGCGGCACCGAGATGATGTTGAGCCGCTCACGCAGCCCGTAGGCGAACGACTTGGTGTTCACCGTATAGACGTTGGTGAAGGTGTTCGGGCCGCCCGCGGTGTTGTATCCGGTGGCGCTCACGTCCTCCTTGGAGGTCTCGGTGATGATCACCCGCATCCCGTCGATGTTGCCGATCTCGCCGTTGAGCACGGTGGCCTGCGGGCCGTACTTGTCCAGGGTGATCAGCTCGGGGATCCGCATCAGCTGGCTCTTGGCCCGGACGCCCGCGATGATGGCGCAGTCCTCGGGGTTGGCCCCGTAGACGCCCATTTCCTTGACCCCGTCCCGCAGCTTGTTCAGCGTCACGTTGACGCCGTTGCAGTTGACGATCGCCGCGACGTTCGTCATGGCGCGCAGGCCGTCCCACAGGCGCTCCGAGCGGGTCGCCAGCGCCGGGTCGGCGTTGACGTCGTTGTCCGGGTAGGTCGCCGTGAGGTCGCCCATCAGGACCGCCCGATCCTTGGCCTTGGCATGCGCCACCTGCAGCTTCATCCGGGTCTTCTCGACCACCCGGATCACGCTGTCCGCGTCCAGCTGGCTGGAGATGCTGACCCGCGCCTGGATGTCGACGGCCCCGAAGGTCGTCTTGTAGGTGGTCGGAGTGATCGCCGGCATCAGCGACGCGTTGGCGTACACGTCGTCCGAGTCGGTCTCCGACCCCTTGCGGGCGTCCAGGTCAGGGCCCTCGATGGACTCGTCGTGGTTGTTGCTCTTGCAGGGGATCTCCTCGAAGAGGGTGATCACCTTGGAGGGCAGGCGGTACTGCTCGTGCAGCCGCGGGGAGAAGGTGGTCGGCACCCAGTTACCACCCTCGGTGGCGGTGCCTTCGTCCATCGCCTTGGCGACCTCGCGGAATGCGCTCTTGTAGCGCGCGCCCAGGTTCGACTCCTCCATGAGCCACTGGCGCAGGCCGGCGGCGTTGCCGTCCCAGTCGCGATCGTGCTGGCCGATCCGGAACGCCAGCATCATGTCGTCGCAGGCGGCCTGGAACTGGCCCACCTCGGGGGTGCGCCCCGGGTCGTCCACGTCCATGCCCTGGGCGGCCTTCATCGAGTGGAAGAGATCGCCGGGGCTGCCGGCGCCCTCGTCCGGGCCCCACGGGGTCTGCCGGGCGGGAACGTCGCCAGCGGCCTTCTGACGCTTGGCCCAGCGCTCCTCGGCTCGGGCCTTCATCTCGGCGATGCGATCGGTGAGCTCGCTCATCTGTGGTCTCCTCGGCTCCCGAGCGGAGCGCTAGTTGCCGTCCTCGTTGGACGGAGTGGTTCCATCGATCCGGTCCATGACGCCCTGCACCAGGTCGGCGAGGGCTGCGGTCTCGTCCTTGCGGTCGCCAGCGGACTTCTCGACGGCCTCGATCTTGCCGTCGGCGGCCTCCATCTTGGCCGACATCTCCTCGACCTTTCCGGGGAGTCCGGCCAGCGCGGCGGCGTCCAGCTTCCACAGCTGGTCGTGTAGCGCGCTGATCTCCGCCTGGATCTCGTCGGCGGCCTTGCCGTCCCCCATCAGCTGCTCGATGCGGGCCTTGATGAGGCTCAGCCGGTCCTGCTCGACCTGCTGCAGGAGGTCGCCCACGGCCTTGGCCTTGGCCTCCTCCTCGCCGTCTCCGCCACCCTCGCCCTCCTCGCCGCCGGCCGCCTTGCCGTAGGACTCGACCATCGCGTTCAGCATCTCGCCGGACTTGGCCAGCGCCTCGACGATGTCGGAGCCCAGGGGCGGATCCGCGTCGGCCGCGCCCTCGCCGCCCTTGCGATCCTCGACGGTGCGCTGGACGCTCAGCAGGGTGTCGATCACCGTCTTGAGGCTGTTCGCGGCCTCGGTGGCGATCTCCTCGGGGATCCCGGCGGCCTTCTCCGCGGGCTTGAACAGGTCGGACATGGGGGACTCCTCCGAGCGAGCAAGGTAGAAAGGTGAGCGGTTGGCTCCCTGGGCAACGAGGGCGACCTGACCGGGCCGGATCTCTGCGAGGAAGGTCGCGCCACGCAGGCGCTCCAGGTGGGCGTCCCACTCTTCCGCAGTCATGTGATCCGGCTTCTGGATCGATTCGAGGTCCACTGCTCCCTGCTTCCAGGGTGGTGATTTCTGTCGATGTCGCGCTGGCCCCTATTCTGAGGAGACGATTTCCGGGCTGTCAAGGCCGATCGTTCAGTCCACGTCCTCGGACCGCGCCATCCCCTCGAAGCTGAAGCCCTTGATCTCGCCGGACTCGATGCGCTCCAGGGCCTTGCCGCGGACGAGAACGGAGACGATCCACGTGCCCTTCGGGATCACCTGCTCGTTGCCGTACAGGTCCGTCACGCGGAAGGTCGCATCAGCCACGGCGTTGTGCACTACGATGGCCTCCTCCCGGTCGACGATGACGGGCGCCCACGCGGCCTTGCACTTCGGACACGACTTGATCTCTACGCCAGGCGGGTATTTCTTGGAGATCGGGACGATGTGACCGCAGCCGGAGCAGCGGCGGTTGTGCTCGTCGTTGAGGACCATCCCGGCCAGGGCGAAGTGGATCGACGCCTCGAGGCATCCGGTCTCATCCGTCCACTCCCCCCATGTATCGATGTCGAGCGGCTTGTAGACAGCGGCCCTGAGCAGCCTCGACCCATCGTGGCGGCGCTCGCCCATCCACGACTTCTCGGCGACGATGTCGAAGCGTCGGACTCCCTCCCCCCCGGCGTCACCCTCCCGAGGCGCGACATCGGCAGGTACCGGTAGGGGAGGGGCCGACTCTGGCGCTCCGTCCATCTCGGGCGCCTTCTCTTTCAGGGCCGACGGGTCCGCGGGGATCACCGCCTGTTCGCCGCTGGCCTTGGCCACACGGATGCCCGCGATCTTCGCGGCGTCCTGCGACTCCATCAGCCGGCGGATCGTGCTCTCGCACTCGACTCGGTCACGGGCCCGGTAGGTCGTCACGTGCGCGCAGTGGTGGTCGACCGGGCTGACGAACACCTCCCCGGCGTCGACGACTGCCTCGCGGCCCCAGCCGTCCCACAGGTCTCCGATGGTCTTGAACGACGGGCACCCCTTCATCTCGGAGACGTCGGCCGAGCGCTCATCCAGGTCGGCGGTCCCCTCCGGGGCATCGGGGTGGGAGACGTCCCGCTCGGCGAACGCCGCCAGGATCTCGATGTGGGCGTTCACGTAGCGGCTGAGGTCGGCATCCTCGGGCCGGTCGCGCCAGAGCCCGTGGAGTTCCGCGTGAGTCTCCATCAGCTCCTCGTCGTCGAGCTTGCGGAGGGCCTGCTGCCGCATCCGGTCCCGGACTGCGATGGGGAGCCCGCCGAAGTCGTCGGCCTTGTGCGCGGCCTCGTAGCCGACGAGGGGGAAGGTGGCGAACGTCTCATTGTCCCCGCGGCTGAGGGTCAGGCGACCGACCGGCCAGGCGAAGTCGACCGGGATCTTGCCCAGGGCCTCCCGCTCCTCGTCCGTCAACTCCCGCCCGAGGTAGCCCAGGGTCGTGTGCGGTACGAACTCCGGGAACTGCTCGGCGTGGACGTGGACGTCGGTATTCTCCAGCGCGGCCTCGCGCATCGCGGCCAGCTCGGGGGCGTCGTCGTAGGTCAGAAGGATCGGCGTGCGGCCGGCGCTGTTCTCCGTGTGCCCGAAGTGGCCGACACCGCTGGCGTGGACCTCGGCCTGCTTCTCCCCTTCGTAGGCCGCGGTCAGCGCCTCGGCGATCTCCTCGAAGTTCGACGTGTCGCCCACCTCCCCGTAGTACAGCAGGGTGATGTGCGGCGGGTCGGGCGTCTCCAGCTCCTCGCCCAGGAGCTCGACGACGGCGTCGCGAACTCGCGCCCACTCGGCGAGGTGCTGCGCGGGCATGTAGGCCATCAGGCACGCAGTCACGCCCGCGCCCTTCTCCTTCGGCTCGGCCGGCTCGAACGCCATCGGGTCGTGGTCGTGCTCCTTCAGCCACTCCCTGGCCTCGGCCTCGGTCCACTCGTCGATGTCGAAGCGGTAGGCCTGCACGGTCTGGTCGCGGTCTTCCGCGTCCTCCTTCAGGCTTCCGACGATCATGCTGACCCCGGCGGGGAGGTTGCGACGGAGCGTCCTGAAGCTACCGTCCTCGAAGTCGGACGGGTCGCGCATCCGGGCGGCGTGCTGGTTGGGGTACGGCATGGCGGACCTCTCAGGCGATGGGGATGGTTCGCGTGACGTAGACGGTGGCCCGTCTGCAATTCTCCAGGGGGGCGTCGGCGCCCGTCGCCCGCTTCATCTCCTCGACCACCCACGCGGGCAGGCAGCACTCTGGCTGCTGGATGAGGACGCGGCCGTCAGCCGCCCGGACAAACCCCCCGCTGCCCTTCTCCGGCGGGACGTCCATCGCTTCCGCCATCCTCTTCGGGTCGGTCATTCCGGCTCCTCGGGGAGCACCACGCAGGCGCAGTTGTGGGTGTTGCCGAAGCTGCCGCCCCAGTCCCCGGGGAACTGAAGTGCCTCGCCGCCGACGATGAACGGCTCGTCGATGGGGATCGGGGCAGCCATGTAGGTCTCGTGGGCGACGATGTGGGCCTCCCGCGTCCGGACCATGGACGCCAGCCAGGACTTCCGCTCGGTCCCGGTGTGCCGGTAGCCCTCGACCGCCCCGGCGCCCAGGGCCCCCTGGGTCTCCGTCCTGGCGATCATCGCCGCGTGCTTCAGGCTCAGCGCCTCGTACACCTGTTCCGACGCCTCGACGAAATGACGGGCGATCGTGGCCGACGTCTCCCCCGCGGCGAGGTCGGTGGCGATCACGTCGGAGAAGGACTTGACCAGCCGGGACCGGGCGGTGTCCATCGCGCCGGACGCGGCGGCCAGGGAGTGCTCGGCGAAGTCCCGGTATACCGCCTCGGAGATCGCGGTTGCGCTGGCCGGCTCCCCGCTCATCCCCACGATCGCCATCTCCCCGCCGATCTCGATCGTCTGGTAGCCGGACGCCTTCAGGATCTCCGCCAGGCGCCGCTGCTCGTCGTTGCCCAGCGACCCGAGGATGTCGGCCACGCTGACGGTCGCGCGCTCGAGGTAGCGCATCTCCCCGGTGTCGTAGGGGTTGCCGTCGCCGTCGAGAGCGGTCCCCTTGGACACGGCCACCCACTGGTCGCCACCGCCCATCGACTTCAGGATCTTCTCGGCCCCGGCCTCCTCGATCGCCTTGGCTACCCGCTCGCCCTGGTCGTCGAAGAACCGACGGAGGAGCTGGTGTTGCTGGAACGTCCGCTGAGTGCGGATGCCGGCGTAGAGGGTGGCGCGCCGCAGGTTCATGCTCGGGCGGGGCTCGTCGGCGACCTTGCGCCAGGTGGGGATCTCGATGCCGACCGAAGCAGCTTTCGGCGCCAGCGATTCCACCTCAGCGGGGGCGGGAAGGGCCCGGCGTGTTCGGCCACCCTGCCCGCTCAGGGCCATCGACCCAAACGGAGACGCCACCTCCTGGTAGTAGCCGTCCTCGCTCTCCGGCACGGCCTCCCTCTTCAGGTCTTCCCGCGCCTCGTTGCGGGTGATCAGCCCGTCGACCCACTCGCCCCTGATCCGCCTCGACTTCTCGTTCTGGTCTTCCTGGAGGGCCTCGACGCCGCTCAGATCGTACTCGCAGAAGAGGGTGGGGATCTTCGTCAGCGTCCGCAGGATCGGAACGAGGAAGGCGTTGAAGGCGTCCTGCACCTTCGTGAACTTCGGCGCCATCGTGTGCTGGTAGAACAGCCGCTTCTGCTCGCGGCCGGTGTTGTAGTGGCTGTACTCGAGGAGGCCGACGAGGATGGGCGGGACGCCGCGGGTGGAGAGGATGGTCTCCCT